ATCCAGCATAAAGTTCATATGAAAGAAATTGTTTTCTGCATTTGCACGTGTTGCTTCGGTGAGGTATGCTTGGGCTTTGTCGGGCTGATGGGTCATTATCAGATAATATGCACGGCATATGGAGGTATAAAACAGATTGGATGATGTTGGAAACTTGTCGAACAGGCTTTCGAGTTGCTTTAGATATGCATGGGCTTCGTCGATTTTTTCTATTTTAAGCAGACTTAAGATAAGATTAGGCAGGATATGTATTTTTATCAAATCCTCATCATCTGATTTATCCAATATCCGTATGGCTTCTTCGTATGAGTCGATGGCTTGTTGCTGTATGTTGGATGCCAGGTAAACATCGCCTATGGCGCGGAGTGAAAGAGCTATCCCTTTGTCATATTCCATCTCTTTGGCCTTTTGATACATGATGTGGGCTTTATCTACAGCTACGGTAATATCGCCACGATTCGCATATGCCCTTGCTACCAGTTGCTTCAGATAAAAAAGAAGATCATATCGTTTGTCGGCTTCCAATTTCGGTTCGAGTTCTTTTTCCAATAAAATAATACTGTCGGAAGACATTTCCCTATCATAAGGCAGGTTATGATCGATAAGAATCTGTAACTTTTCCAGGTGTTTGGAAGTGTTATCAACAGGATATGCCGGCAGGGAACATAGAAGTCCGGCCAGCATTCTTAATATATAGTAATAGATATGACTTCTCACTACCTGGTATACTGTTTGTGATGTATTGCTGCAAAAATAAATAAAAAGAGCGAAGATTTTATAAATCTCCGCTCTTTTTATTTATTTATTTTCTATTGACGGTATTCCGTACTCCGGTGTTTTTATGATTGGGATATCCGGGGGTATGTTTTTTCCGGTGTTTATCCGTGTCTGCTCTGAAGTTATGATAATCATCTTTTAGCTATTCATGCTCATCAGGAATTCGTCATTGTCTTTAGTCTTTTCAAGACGGTCTTTTACGAAATCCATCGCTTCTATCGGGTTCATGTCCGCCAGATACTTACGTAATATCCACATACGGTCGAGTGTAGTCTTATCAAGCAGCAAATCATCACGACGTGTACTTGAAGCCACAATATTAACAGCCGGGAAGATACGTTTGTTAGATAAGTTACGGTCGAGTTGAAGTTCCATATTACCGGTACCTTTAAATTCTTCAAAGATAACCTCATCCATTTTCGAACCGGTATCGATCAATGCGGTTGCGATAATGGTCAGCGAACCTCCGTTTTCGATATTACGGGCCGCACCGAAGAAACGTTTGGGTTTATGCAGTGCATTGGCATCCACACCACCCGAAAGTACTTTTCCGGATGCCGGTGAAACAGTATTGTAAGCGCGTGCAAGGCGAGTGATGGAGTCTAAGAAGATGACAACATCGTGTCCGCACTCTACCAGTCTTTTGGCTTTTTCAAGTACGATGCCTGCAATTTTTACGTGGCGCTCTGCAGGTTCGTCGAAAGTCGATGCAATAACTTCTGCGTTTACGCTACGTGCCATGTCCGTTACTTCTTCCGGGCGCTCATCGATAAGCAACATTATCATGTATACTTCCGGATGGTTGGCGGCGATTGCGTTGGCAATATCCTTCATAAGTAATGTCTTACCTGTTTTAGGCTGTGCTACGATCAGTGCACGTTGGCCTTTACCGATCGGAGAAAACAGGTCTACTACACGTGCAGACATAGAATCGGAATATCCCCCTTTGCAAAGTCTGAACTTTTCGTCCGGGAAAAGGGGAGTCAGGTGATCGAAAGGAACGCGGTCGCGTACAAATGCTGCATCACGTCCGTCTATTTTCGATACCTTTACTAATGGAAAATATTTTTCGCCTTCTTTGGGCGGACGAATTACACCTTCTACTACATCTCCTGTTTTCAGACCAAATAGCTTGATTTGTGATTGGGATACATAAATATCATCCGGAGATGAAAGGTAATTATAGTCCGAAGAACGTAGGAATCCATAACCATCCTGCATGATTTCCAATACGCCTGTACCGGTCAGGATGTCATCGAATTCATAAGGCTTTTCACGCTCTATGACTTTACGTTCCGGTGCCGGTACATTTTCACCTGCATTTTGTTGTTGCGCAGGTCTCTGCATAGGCAGACGGGGATTGTTGTTATTTCTTGGAGCGTTATTATTATTGTTAGCGTTATTATTGCTGTTATTATTATTGTCACGTGGACGTATAACACGGGGGCGCGGTTGGTTTTGCGCTTGTTCAGGGGCAGGAAGGGTGATTGTTTCAGCCTTGGTCGATTCGAATTTACCGAATAATTCAGTTGGTAATTCTACTTTTTCAGATGGAAGATCTTCTATAGGAATGAAGTCGTCATCAGAGCTTTCCGACAGGATTTTACTTTCTTCATCAACAACGGCCGGAGCTTTGGGCTTGATAATCGGTTTGGAAATCGGTTTAGAAGCAGGCTTAGAGATTGGTTTGGAAGCCGGTTTCGCTTCCGTTTTCTTTTCTTCTTCCGCTTTCTTGGTTTCCGTTACCACCACTTCTTTTTCTTCTTTAGCGACAGGCTGTTCTTCTACCGGTTTGTTTACTACCGGATTTTTGCGTGGACGTCCTACTTTCTTTTTCGGAGCGGCTGCAGGAGTCTCTGTTGCGGGAGTAGCGGTTTCTTGTTTTACAATAGCGGCTTCTTGTGCTTGTGCTTTAGTTGCCGGAGCCGGTGCAGTTGTTTCTGCCTTGGTTATCTCACCGTTTTTGGTAGCAGAAAATACTTTGTTTTCTTTCTTCACTGCTACGCGTGACCGTTTTTTCTTGTCTTCGTTTCTTTCCTCTTTCAATTTATCTGCCGCAACTTTCTTAGTAGCGCCGGCGATAGCTTGTTCATCAAGGATTTTGTAAACAAGTTCTTCTTTTTTTAGTGAGTCTGTCTTTTTTATACCCAGTTCGTGGGCAATAGTTTGTAGTTCCGACAAATCTTTGTCGTTCAATTGGATAATGTTATACATACAGTATAGTAAGTTATTAATATTTTTCTGTTCAGCTGAAATATGAACAACACAACAGGACTTCACTTGTCACTGGTCATGTGAACATATGCTTTAAATTATGAATCTGGGATATTTCTGTTGAATTGGATATCTGGTTGTTTCCCTCTGGTGAGAAATAGCAGAGTGTTTCAACGGCGCAAAGATAATAAATAATTCTGGTTTCATAAATAAATCATCATTTTTTTCATTTAAAAGTGTATCTTTGTTACTTAAAATTGAACATTATGATAGTTACTGAAGCTCATCTTATTTATTTTTCGCCTACCCACACATCTAAACAAGTAGGTGAAGCAATTGTTCACGGAATAGGAATAACTAATTTTTCAACGACCGATTTAACCTTAAAACCGGTTGAAGAAATGGAGCTTCCGACTTCTGCATTGGCTGTTGTGGTAGTTCCTGTATATGGCGGACATGTAGCTCCGTTGGCAATGGAGCGTCTGGAAAGTATCCGGGGTAACGATACTCCGATAGCATTGGTAGTGGTTTATGGTAATCGTGCTTATGAGAAAGCTTTGACGGAACTGGATGCCTTTGTTTTACTGAATGGATTTAAGGTAATTGTAAGGGGGAAGAAACGATGCGTGTCAAAGTTTGGTCGGTCTGAAAATATCTGATTGCTTTGGTTTTCAAAGCGTTAGAACGGGGTAGGAGTGAGCTGGGTGGAAAAACGAAGCGTTTACATCGCTTTACATCGAGCTTACATTTGAACCTTGTTTGAACGCCGTTCAAATGAATCTCTTTACATTAGGAGTGGAGTAGGGGAGAATTCAGGCAGTATGGTATTATTTCACTCCGATGCTTTGCCCAGGCCATACTTCCATATACAAAGATAACCAAATGGTGTAATTTATGCAAGTGGAGTAGGGGAGCGCTTCGCTTCTCTCCTATTTTTATTTATTGAAATTATTCCATATAGCTGATATTTGGTATATTTGCAGTGAAATAAATACTATATATCATGAGTAAAGTTATCCATGTACATTTGATTTTTGAGAAAAAGAACATCTACTTTGGTAGTATATCGGCCATTTTTGAAACTCTGACGGAGAAACAGGTCGGAATCACTAAGAGTAGTCTTTTACATGCTGGACTGGTTGATGACATTGCCAAATACACGAAACGTGCAATGATTATTCAGTCTCGCTTGATAACATGTACCAGAAAGGGATAAAATGCCTTAGAACGCAATTAAAAGCCGCAAAAGCGGCTTTTTTTGCCCTTATAAGTGTCAAACTATGATGGAAGGCTGTATTTATCCGTTTGAACGCTTTGAACGTCTTAAAAAGTGGAAAGGTTATTCACTTGCTTATTCATTTGGTTATTCATTTAAGCTATTACAAAAACGAAATGTTTTGATTGCTTATTCATTTGGTTATTCATTTTTGTGCCTATTTTGTTCTAATAAAACGGGGAAATATCTTTTTTTTATTTGGTATTCATCGGTTTTTATAATATTGTAGGGGGTAAATTGTATATAGATAATATTTATTTACTCCCCTGTATTTTTATATATTCTGCTGTAAAATAGTGATTTAACTGTTTTTACCTCCCTTTCCCCATAAAACACGTTTTAGATGGCATTGGCAACCGTAGAATCGCTTGCATCCGAAACACGCCCCGACTTGTCCTGTTTAAGTTGTGTAATTGTCTGTTTGAGCATCCCTATTTCCTCTGCCATTTCTCGAATGGTGGAGTCTTTTTCCCTTAAAACATCCAGAAGCTCCCTAAAATTATTGTTAGCTGTTTCTGGAGGAGCTGTTTCCGTTACTACTGGTGTAATTTTTTCGGCTTCTATATCTTTTAAAAGAAAGTCGTCGATTGATATTCTAAAAAACTTAGATATTTCACATAACAAACTCAATTTAGGTTCTGTATTACCCAGTTCATAGTTTGACATTGTACCTTTTTTGATGCCCAGAAACTCAAATTCATCTAATTTAAGTCCCCTACTCTCCCTTAAATATCTAAGATTCTTAGAAAAAACGCTCATAAATCTAAATTATTTGGATTAATACTTTGTTGTCTAAGAAACTTAGACTATATTTGCCACGTGATTAAAGTTTAAACACGCCCCAAAGCTACAAAAAAGGCTTGAGGTAACAATGAGAATTTAAAAAGAAGCAAAATGGAAGTAAAATTTAAAAAGGGACAAAGTGTGAGAATCACCAAGAGAAATGGTGAGATCATTGATGGTATAGTTCGTGACTGGGATTATAACATTTGTACGTTCGTGCGGGAATATAATATCGATTATATGAAAAATGGTCAGGTTTGGACTGTAATATGTGTTCCGGAGGATGCGATAAAGGAGCTTTAATAATTTTCTCGGGCAGTTAGTTCAGCTGGTAGAACAAACTAAACTCCTATAATGGAGAGGTTATGGTCCGCGGTTCGAATCCGCGACTGCCCACTACGATAATTTAAATATTAGATAGTATGAAAGAACGAATAGTTGTAGAATACGGTGAGGTGAATAAAATTGCCGAACTGATGGGCTGTACAAACGTGATGGTGAGTCATGCGCTTGCCTTCCGTAAGAACAGCAAACTGGCCCGTTCCATTCGTAAGCTCGCCATTGAGCGCGGTGGATCCAAAGTAGGTGGTAATCCTCAAAATACAAGTAGCCATGAAAAATGATTTGATGACATTGTTCAGCGACCAGCTGCACTGGTTTGCTCGTCTGAAACGAAAACAGCGCTTTTGCGTGCTTTACTTCTGTATGAGTTTCGGGATCCTGCTCTCTATTTTTTTTATTAATCCGCTGCTGGAACTTCTCGTAGTGTTGAATTTCGGGATCTCCGTGCGGCTGCTGAAGAAGCATGTCCCTTTGAATGATTTAGAGGATTGATAATCAAGCTGGGAGATGGAATACTTTGATAATATATTGTGTGTAACTTACAAAGAGTTGCTGGATATAATGCCCAAAGGCACTTTGAATAGCCAGCTGTCCCGAGAAAAACTGGATGTCGTTTCCCGTGGCGGTGGTGAAAATAATCCGGCTCTGTATGCCTATTCCTCCCTTCCCGAGAAATACAAGAAACGTTGGGTTGAGCGTCATGGCGAACCCGAGAAACAAATGAGACAGGAAATGATCCGTAACATAGTGAAGAAAGACGAGAAGGCCGAGAACTTTTTCGAGGATTACCGTTACGA